GAAGGCGAATCTATAATGGCAATCATTATTGAAGACGGCAACATCATTACCAATTCTAATTCATATGCAACAGCCTCACAGCTTGAAACATTTGCTGAGAATATAGCCTATACGCTCTCAGCAGACGAAGAGGCGCTATTGCATAGAGCATTGAGATATGTGGAGGGATTGCGTTTTATCGGCGTCAAATCGACAAAAAACCAGTCGATGCAATGGCCGCGCACAAATGCAGTGATTGATGGATTTAACATAGATTCATCGGAGATACCTCGACAACTGATTGATCTGCAATTATCCGTGGCGCTGTCAATTGATCGAGGGGTTGATCCATCAGCTACGAAAGAGCGAAAAACATTAAAAGAAACCGTTGGCCCGATCTCGGTTGAATATGCGGATGATTCAGACATATCAACAACTGACCCTACAATAACCGCGCTTGAATATAAACTGACTCGCGGCATGTTTGTCACGGTGTCCAGAGCATGAGTTTTTATAGCAACATGGCGGCAACTGCCACTAATTTGCTGACTAAACTGGGGCAGACAGTCACGGTAACGCGCTCACACGGCGAGTTTGATCCTGATACGGGTAAATTCACGCCAGTCATTAACCTGGTTTTTACCGGCAAGGGCGCTGTGATTGATTATGCATTTAATAAGACGGGGAACACATCAACAACAAAAGGTACTTCAGTTATTGAAAGCGACAAAGTATTTTTACTCCAGGCTGGAAATGAACCGAAAAACGGTGACAGAGTGACATTATTAGACGGTGATATGGATGTAATCGCCGTTGAACCGTTATCTCCGGCAGGCGAGGTTGTTATATACGAATTGCAATTAAGACGATGAGTATCATTGATGAGTTTAACAAGTTTTCGCAAGCATCAGAGGCAGAAGCCGAGCGCATTATACGCGGAACGGCTATTTCACTTTTTGGCGCAATAATCACTGATACCCCGGTTATCTCCGGCAGGCTTCGCGGCAATTGGCAAACCAGCACCGGCAAGCCTAAAACCAGCCAGCTCGATCGAGATGATAAATCAGGGGCGGCAGCATCCAGCGAGGCGGCATCTGTGGCAAACGGTTTTAAAATAGCCGACAATTTATACCTGGCCAATAATCTGATTTATGCAGAAGTTATTGAGAACGGTAATGCAACGCATCGGCCACAAGGGATGGTTAAGCGGAACGTGAAGGCATTTAATGACGAGATTAAAAAAAGGGTCAAAGGATGAGCATTTTTAGTGATATTGAAAATGCATTATCTGCATATACAAATCTGCTCGGCATGCCCACCGCCTGGCAAAATACACTTTTTGAGCCAACGCTTGGCACGTTATACATTCGTCCTTCATTGCTACCGGCCAAAACCCAGCCGTTGGTAATGAGTGACTATGCCACGGACAAACATTCGGGTATTTATCAGATTGATATTATCGCTCCGGTTGACCAGGGTCGGAGGTTAGCCGTGGTGAAAGCTGATGAAATCGCTGATCATTTCCAGCGTGGAACTGATCTTAACAGCGGCAGCACAACCACCACGGTAATGTCGGTTAGTAGAGGTGTTGGGATTCGGGACGGCGCATGGTTTGTGATACCCGTAGAAATAAATTTTATCGCTTACACATAAGCAACGGAGAAAAAAATGGCAACAATTAAAGCTCAAGGCACCACACTTTCAATTCATGATGGTGTAATTGCTCAGGCAATCGCAGGCGTAACCTCATTCTCAGGATTCGATGGTGAATCCACAGAGATTGACATAACGACGTTATCCTCAACAGCCAAGGAATTTAGCATCGGCCTGGAGGATTTTGGATCATTTAGTGCTGAGTTGATTTTCGACCCAGATGACCCAGGTCAAACAGCGATTGCAGCGGCTAAAACGGGCGGTATCACTCGCGAAATAGTTTTAACTTTACCCAGTGGAACATTAAATGTTGCGACATTTGATGTGGTTGTTAAGAGTTTTGGCAAAACCGGGGCAATAGATGGCATTGTTACAGCAACCGCTAATTTTAAAATTACTGGCTCTGTGGTTTGGTCTTAACTGACATTGAAACGCTGAAAAAAAGACGGGCAATTTGTGATGATTGTCCTCACTTAATAAAGGGGGCAATGATTTGCAAAAAGTGCGGCTGCATGATGAATATGAAAACGCGGCTGGCTTTGGCGAGTTGCCCGATTGGAAAATGGAATGCTAAATAAAGAGCAGATTTTAAACGCGGATGATGTAAAACGCGAAGAAATACAAATCCCAGAGTGGAATGGCTCAGTCTTTATTGCAGTCATGTCTGGCACTGCCCGTGACCGTTTTGAATCGTCGATTATCGGCAAAAATGGCGGGGCTAATACCGCAAACATTCGGGCTAAATTAGCAGCGGCTACAATTGTGGATGAAGAGGGCGTTTTAATGTTCAGTGAGAAAGACATCACTGCACTCGGCAAAAAATCAGCGGCGGCACTAGATAGAATCTATGAAGCCAGTCAAAAGCTGAACCGCTTAACCGATGGTGATGTTGATGAACTCGCAAAAAACTCATAACCCAGCCGTTCAAGCGTTACACATTTATAGTGTCGGAGCGCCTGGGTATGTCACGAAAGCAGTTTTTAGCAGAACATAACAGCGTAGATATTATGGAATTGATGGCCTACGACAGACTAAAAGACGATGAATATCACAATGAATTAAAAAGTGAAATGCAGACGGAGGAAGACAGAATGAAACAAATTCGGGCTTTATTCGGGGGGTAATATATGGCAACCATTTCTCATTTAGTCGTTAAAATATCAGCCGATGGTGCAAAGCTACGCAACCAGCTAAAGAAAAGTGCTATGACTGTTAAAAAATGGTCGGCTAGTGCAGCCAAGTCTGTTGCTAAAGTTGCTGCCGTTTTTAGCGCACTGGGTATTGCGTCATTGGGCGGGTTTATAATTTCAGTCAATCGTAGCGCAGACGCAATTAACAAACTCGCTAAAACATCCAGCAAGCTGGGCATTGGAATTTCTGCGTTACAAGAATTTCATTACGCAGCACAGCAAAGCGGCGTAAAAATTGATAGCTTCAATATGGCGCTGCAAAGGATGGTCAGGCGCATAGCCGAGGCTTCAATAGGCACTGGTGAGGCAAAGGATGCACTCAAGGAACTCGGTCAGGATGCTGTCAAACTCGGAAAGATGACACCGGACGAGCAGCTAATGGCGCTATCAAAAGCGATGGCTGATGTATCTGACCAGGGTCATCGGGTTCGGCTGGCTATGAAATTATTTGATTCAGAAGGCGTTGCGCTGGTCAATTTAATGACTGCCGACATAATGAAACTAAGGCAGGAATATAGAGATTTAGGCGTTGGAATTACAGCCGCACAAGCAAAAGCGGTGGAGGCGTTCAGTGACTCGAAAACCAAGTTATCTAAAATATTTTCAGGCTTCACAAATAACGTAACGGCTGAAGTCGCTCCAGCGCTGGAGCTAATCAATAATAAGTTGGTAGCATTCATCAAAAAGGCCGGGGGTGTTAGAGTCGTGGCCAAGAAATTTGCGCTGGCAATCGTCCAGGGAATCAAAGCATCTGTACAGGCGGTTTCGTCATTCATCAGACAAATTAATGAACTGAGAATTGATTTTATTGATTTAACCGCCCAGGCTAAAACATTCTGGCATGCGGCAAAAGCGTTTGCAACGGGCGGTGTCAGTTTATTCGATGGCGGTGAATTTGAGCGTGAACTGATGGCATTATCAGATGAGCGTTTAGAGGTCATGTTATCGCTGGCGAATAAGTCTGAAATCCAGAAAGACCTGGATAACCTAGCAAAAGACATTGAACTTACATTCAATCAGAAAGATAAGACGGATGAAAAGGAAATCGTGGTGGAAATCGTGGTAGGTAATGTTAATACTGACCTCAAAAACCTAGCAACATCCAGCATGGAAGCGGCCAAAAATTTAAAGGACATCGGCACATCTAAAGCCTGGCAGGAAATATTCAAGAAAACAGATGTGACTGCCAGAAGTTTTCGATTTGATGACGCGGCTAGATTAGCCAAACAACAGATTGATTCGGGTAGCAAATTCGCCGGGTCAAGTTTGAATGATTTAAGTGGAATATTACAAACAGTAAAAAATAATTCGGGTCGTGGGTTCAGTAATAATAATTTATTTGAACAGGTGGATATTGCAGGCATGGCTGAAGTCGTGAAGGGGCTGCAAGCGCTGGCTAATGTTAAAGCAGTAGAGCCGGATAGGGCAGACCAAATCCAAGGGCTAATCAGGCGAGGTGAGGTTTCTCAAAATGTAATAGACAAACTTATCCAGACGCAGCAAGGGCAAAAAACGCTGGGCAAGCTGGACATTAAGATGACAACAGATACCGGAAAAGTGGCCGGGCAGATATTTGGCGAACCGGCATTTTTAACCAATTTAAAATCATTTGTTGATCGGCAAACGAATGATTCAGCAAGAGCAGCCGCAGGGGGATAAATGGCTTTAGTAGATTTCAAGTTATTCACGGATTCAGCATTAACGATTCCGTTTTCAGGTCTGTATCAACTGACACACGACACAAATTTATCGGATAATCCGCAAGATTTTCAATTGTGGTTCGGCTCGAATACCCCAAACCGAACACTGAAAGCAACTAATAACCCTGGTGTTGATAATATAACGCTGACACCGGTCGAGAATTTGCCAGCCTGGGAGTCATTAACTGCATATGCCCTCGGCTATAGTGCCGAACCAGTCGCTGGAAACGGTTATCGTTATGTCATATCAACAGCAGGAACAACGGGTGCTAGTGAACCACCCTGGCCAACCAGTGCGTTAGGGTCAACCATCACAGATGGCTCTGTGGTTTGGACGCTGTTATCAGCAACGCATGAACCAAGCGAAATCAAACTGGCAACAACAGCGGCGGCACTTGCAGGAGCAACCCCCGGTGCGGCTTTGTCACTGGGTACAGAAATAACAAATGGCACAGCTAACGCGATAGAGTTGAATATCCGAATCACCAACGCGGTAACAACGGTGGGCAGCAATACAGGATATGCGGAACTCGGCATAGATATTAATGCAGTAATAGAAACATAATACTGAATCATAATGCTGAAACATAATGCTGAATAAAAACACGCTTAACAGCACTTCAGTTAATAGTAACGGTGATACTACTGAGCGGCTATTTGGTGAATTACTGGTTGCGGTTGAGCAGATAGTCGGAAATATATATTCTGGCTCGATGCTCACGGTTGAGCAGTCAGTCGGGCGTATATATTCAGGCTCAGTGCTCACGGTTGAGCAGTCAGTGCAGTTCGTTAATGCGTTTAGCGGTTTAATGTTCACCTTCACTCAGTCAATTCAGAACCGCTATTCTGGCTCGATGTTTAGTATTAATCAGAAAGTGAAGGACGCCGCTATTTTATCAAACGTTGATAAGTTTGGCTTTGATTGCTCGATTCATGTCAACGGTATTGAAATACCAGCCAACAAAATCCACGGAATAATTAACATCACGCGCTCGGAAAATAATGCGGCACTTGCAACATTTTCTATTATTCCTGATTCGGGTGCACTTAATCTGGATTCATGGCGGGGCAAATCTGTATTAATTGATATTGAAACCACTGATGGTATAAAACGGTTATACACCGGCACAATTGATATTCCTGAAATTGATATGGTGCGCAACACATTAACACTCAGATGTACTGACAGCCGAAACCAGCAAATTAATAAACAGTTCTCTAAAGATAATTTAGCCGCCATTGGCACATGGTCTAGTTCGATATTTGAAGCGGCTGATGATAGCGCCGAGGAACTTGAATACCGATTAAGAACGACCACTAAAACAGTGGATTTTGATGCGTATGGAAATCATACCGTATCGTCATATTTTCCTAAATCCACACCTGATTTTACGTTAAACGCCGCTGAAATTTACCGCCGAACCCCCCGTTTATCGCTGGCTAGTCGAGGGCGGTTGGTGAATAAAATTAAACTGGAATTTAAATTTAGGTTTACCCGGTTGAGGCACAGAGAACGAAAATTCCAACTGATCGGCCCAACATTATGTGAGGCTTTGACAGTCAGTGGTGTGTCTTTTTTAAATCGTGTGGAAACTCAATCGAATATCGAGAATTTTGGCTGGAGCGTCAAAAAAGGTTCTA